GTTGAATCGAATGCGGGGTTGGTAGAGACCTTGGAACTGTGCAATCTCTTCTTTGAGTCTCTGCTGGAAGAGTGCAAAAATCTGACGAGTAGCGTTGTTGGCTGAACCAAATGGACGCTTAGCATCAATCTCATCAGCCTGTGGGCTAATCTGGCTAGCACGTGCTGGGTCAAGATAGGTGAGAAGTCTGTATGCTGCTCCAAGAACAAGAACATCTTTTACTGACTCTGGGTATCCTGTCTGTGCGGTAAGTTCTTGACTTGAAGATGTAAATGGTGTTGGCTGAGTAATGTACATAATCTTGACAGTACGACCAGGAGTAATGAAGTCTCTGATTGTAATAGTCTGGCTATTAGCACCCCAGGTTGCTGTCTCTGCAAATGGGTCAAAGTCCCAACGATTGACTCGAATCCATTCTTTAGATGGACCAGTGCTCTGCCACATTACAGTCAAGATATTTTCAATATTCAAATCACTTAAGTCATAAGTATTGACGGCAGCATTGAATGTAAATGTGGTCTGCTTCACAACCATCAACTGACTTCCGATTGCTCGGATAGTATCGTTGACAGCCTTGGTAATTGCGCTGCGCGGGAAGATTGGAGAGATAGTTACTTTGGTATCTACTGCAGCGGTTGATGGAGTTGTACCTAGGTATCCGCGACCATAAGGAGCAATAGTTGCTGTATTAGCAACGCGGTCAAATGAATCAACCCACATAAGTTCATCGCCAACTTCAATGACGCCTTTACCTAAGTTATCGCTAGAAGCAAGGCTTAGGATAGTAGGAGATGAACTAGGAGAAGTTAGGGTTGTTACAGCAGCCGTCAGATATGTAGAGCGGTCTTGCTGAAAGGTATACCCAGACAAGTTCATTAGAACTTCGTCTGTTATTTGGGCAAGTGTTGTCACAGGTTAATACTCCTTAAGGCGTCAACTGGTGAAAGATTGGTTGTTCCAGCAAGTTCATTGCATACAGCGCCTAAGCCTTTATACTGATTAGGTTGGCGAGTAGGACTTGCTTCTAGATTAAGGGCAGCAATAAGACCCTTGCCAGAAGTTCCAGCCCATTTATTGGCAGCACCGACAGGTGCAAGATATGCGGTCAATACTGGATATGTCCCACTATTTGCTAAGCGATTGAGTTCGCTAGCAAATGTACTACCTGCTGTGCCTGTTGCCATTACTTGCCTTTCTTCTTGGCTACTGCTGCGTTATCTACCAAGTTAGGGTAAGGACGTCCCGCTGCCTTAGCCCTTTTTTTTGCTGCTGCCTTCTGGGCAGGAGTTAGTTTCTTAGAAGTCTTCTTAGGGTTCTTCTTATCCCAGAATGCCTTTTTCATTTTTTTGCCTTTTTCTTTTTACGGCTTACAACAATCTTGCCATTCTTTTCTTTGACAGTCATACCAGCAGATTGTGTTTGCTTTTTTAGTTGGCTATATTTTTGAGCAGCAGTTAGTTTTTTCACCACTTCACCTTATCTGCCCAATAGGCTGCACTCATCTTGCCTTTAGCAATATTCTTTGAATGACGTGCCTTGAAAGACGCACGTTTCTTTTTCATTCTGTCAGACTCTCCAGCCTTAGGCTTGCCTGCAGTCTCTGCACCTTGCTCACCAAAGCGAATAGTCTTTACTTTGTCCCCGACTTTAGCCACAACAATGTGGCTCTTTTTAGGATGGTTGGGGGTACGCTTAGGCTTATTAAAACCTGAGACACCAGCACGAGCCAACCGTGGGTCACGCTTGCTTTTTTCCATACTCCCCATACTTTCCTAAGACTGCCTTAACTCTTCCATCTTTACGCAGTCTTACTACCATTCCATTTTTAATTTGAATCGGGTTGAACTTACGATGTGGTTTATGCTTGCCCGAAGACATTAGCACTTACACTTAGTCTTGCCACAGCGCTTGCATTTTTTTGCTGGCATTATCTCTTACCCTTCCTCTTAGCCATACCTGCTTCAGATAGGGCGATAGCAATTGCTTGCTTGCGATTCTTTACAACTGGAGCCTTCTTGGGACCCTTTGGGTTTTTGCCTGAGTGAAGGGTTCCAGCCTTGAACTCACGCATTACCTTTGCAACTTTCTTTTGCTTTGCTGTCTTCTTCACTCTGTTCCCTTTCCGCCTTGCCAACCAGGAATCTTTGTTACGTCTCCCTTAGCCTTGATGAGAGCCTTCTCAAATGGAGTAAGTTGACGAGGAGCAGGTGTGCCAACACGAGTCTGTCCAGCCTTAGGAGTTGGTGTTGGAGTTGGTTTCTTTGGAGTAGGCATTATTTGCCTTTCTTCATCTTAGTCATCCCACGGACCTTCTTCAGGTTTGGGTTTGCTTTGACAGCCTTCTTGCTCGCTTTGCGGGCACCTGCAGCCAGGATTGCACCAGCACGTTCCATACTGATTCCCTGCTTTGCAGCAATCTTCTTTTGGGCTGCTTTGAAGCCCATACCCTTCTTGGCTTTCATTACTTCTTGCCCTTCTTCTTGGGCTTTGACTTCTTTCCATATTCCATCTTGCGCTCTTTAGCGCCTTCCATTTTTTCGTGCTTCATCATTGATTTTTTGGACTTGTACTTTTCGCCTTTAACGGACATTGTTATACCCCTAGTTCTTTCATTACCTCTGCTGATTTTTTGTTTATATGTTTTGCTGGAGGCATCTTCTCTGCGTTGTAGGCTTTGCCTAGCGTTTCGCTAGCCCTTATCGCTTCTTGGATTTTGTCCATTGTTGTCCCAGCGGGTTGAATGCCTTGGTCTCGTGCTTCTCTGTAGGCATCCAATTCTTTGTTGTGACGCTTGTTAGTCATAAACTTACGACTATCAGCATCTCCTGCATTCATCTGAATGCTCAGCCCTTTACATCCAAAGCAAGTCTCTACTGGCTCTGGATGATATTCCCAGTGCTTCATACTTGAGTAAAATTCTGCGTAGTAACTCCAACATTTGCATTGATAAGCGCTTCACGAGTTGCCTCATTAACTGTGTATTGATAACCACCTCGGTATACTTGTGGGTAGTTATGAAGGTCCTGGTCCATTGGGTATCTGATTTGCTGATACTGTCCAGTAGTTGGATTAAGAACAATTGTGATTCCGCGAGCAAGTCTATAAAATTGAAATAGTCTTTGAACTCCCGTAAATCCTTCATCCACCGTAGGTGGCTTGAAAAGCCATTGCGTCATAAGTCCCTCCTTAGTGAACTCACCGCCGAGCAGGGTGCCTAATGTAAAACAATAGGTCGAGTTATCTGCCCTGCCCGACAGTCAATCAACTAGAGAGCAGCGATTGATGAACCAGAGGTGATGCGATACAACGCTTCGTCACGGTAAACTGCGAAGCCGAGTACGCCGTACCAGCCCATTGGGCGGAAGCGCATCAACTTGTCAGTTACGTTACCGATAACGACGTGTGGTTCTTCAGCAACGGCTTCTGCCATTGCTTGAGAACCGCAAACAATTGTATTGAATACACGGGTTACTGGAGTTACAGTAACAACTGTGGTTGCTGTAACTGCAGCAGTGTTTGCTACATCTACAGTAATTGTTGTGGTTGAGCCAGATGTTGCAATTGCAGCAATCTTTGCACCTGAAGCAATACCAGTTCCAGCAATCTTATCGCCAACTTCAGCACGTGAAGCGATAACTGAGGAGGATGCAACACCGAAGGTGAATCCTGCTGAGGTACCAGCAACTGTTACTGCAGTTGTAGCAAGTGCTGTCTGGTCTGCACCAGTCTTAGCATTGTAGAGACGTGGGGACTCTACGAAGAACGCGCCTTCGTAATCTCCGATTTCGCCAGCCCAGATGTTATCTACTGATGGGTTTGATTGTGCGTGAACAAAGTTCCAGCCCATATTTCCTGTTTCTGCACGGAGGTCGTGTGAAACTTGTGGGTGGATACCTGCCCAGTAGTATGAACCGCGGCGTCCCTTTGCCTTATTGGAGCGAAGTTTAGCAACAGTCTTACGAATGTCTGCAGAATCAATTGTATCTGAAGCAGTAATTCCAGCAACGGAAGTTGCGGTTCCTGCAAAGATATTGTTTGAACCAGAGCGAAGAGTTGTCATTGCAACTGTATCAATTGAGTCAGCGAGGTTGTAAGCAATGATGTTTGCAATCGCTGGGTCAACGTCTGCGAGTGAGAACAACTCAAGAGCGCGGGTTACGAGAACTGCGTTACCGTACTCGTTAAGAGTAATGGTTACGGATGTTGGTGTTGACAAAGCAACTGCATCTGGGTCTGTTGTTTCAGTCAGAGCGGTTGTTGCTTGGTCAAGGTCAACGTAGCGCTGTAGCACTACAGTTGAGCCTGGGAATGCTTGGCGGGCAGGACGCTTATCTGCGACATCACGAATTAGAGGTTCGGAGCGGAGAGCGAATTCGAGAAGGCGGTCATATGCCTTCTGTACTAGACCAGCACCACCAGCGGTTCCACCGAGAGAGGTGGAGCCTGTCGAGGTATATGCATTTGGCATTTGTTTAGTCTCCTATGACTATGAACGGATTTATTCTTGCGAACGCAAAAGACTTAAAATTTCCTCGGCTGAGGAAGCGTTGTTTAGACGCATTTCAAAGTCTTCTGCTTTATCGGGAGTAACCGCTCCCTGAGTAAGAATGTCTTGATTGCGAAGTGCAGCGAGGTCATTCTTATCTACTGCGGGGGCATCTGCTGTCTTAATACCGAATAAGTCTGCGTTATCATCGAGCCAGGAATTTACTGTCTCTTCGTTAACGTCATCTAAGTCTTTCATAATTAGACGTGCAGCCTTTGCGTTTACGCCCTTCTTTTCTAGGACTTGACGGACGGTTGATTCTTTCTTTTCTTTGAGGAATCCCTCAAGTTGTTCAGAAAGTTCCTTGATACGTTTTTCGTCTGCCCTCTTGGCTTTACGTAGTTTCTTAACTAAGTCATTACCATCGAGGTTGTCGTTTGTATCGAAGTCGTCTTCTTCGTCTTCCCAGTAGTTGTTGCTCATAGCAACGTTCCACCCTTCTATTCGTTGTTAGTCGTAAGCCTCAGTTGCTATTCGGGGAAATAGGCTGGCTCTTACTACCAGTCTTATACGCTGGCGGGGCTGGTCGGTCCGCTCAGGATTCTATTTAGAAAGCGCGATTTGCTCTGCGCTGTGATGCAAGTCCCATATCTGCTCGACCTGCTTTAGCGGAGAAGCGACCAATTTCTTCTTCTCCAAGTTTCTTGATGTCTTCCATTGGTTGTGCAAGTCCAGCAATAAGTGCTTGCTCTACTCCAAGTTGACCAATATCTTTTGCTTTTGATATTCCAGCAAGTTTACTAACAGTAGGAGTTACTTCTCTAACTTGTCCGAACTTAGGAAGGATTTCGCTATAACTGTATCCAAGTCGAGCATAGTTTTGGGCTCTATCTTCTGTTACTCCACCAAGTACGCCCTTAGCGCCCAGCGCTCCAACTCCCTGTTGTTCTGCTGCAGCCAATATGTCATACTTATTGAGTTCATCAACAAGTTGGTCAACGCCCTTTTGACCTAAAAGAAGGGTCTTAGCAAGTAATGGTCTATCAACTGTTGGAAAGTAACGGCTTAAAGTATCTTTAATTTCCTTAGGAGCCATATCAATGCGCTGGAATGTTTTGGCTATTTTTTCTGCAACAGTACTAACTGAGTTTCCTTTACCGATAAGGTCTCCAGTAAACTGTTCTGAGCCAAGTTCTCCAAGTCCTACTTGATTAAATATGTCAGCCATACCTGCTTGCGCTGCAACGTACTCGGCAATTGTTGGGACCTTGACTGGTTTTCCAGATTGTCTTAAGTCTTGAAGTGCGTAAATGCCTTTAAATCTATCCGTAAATGTTTTTAAGTTAGGATTGTTGCGAGCATCCAGAAGCGACATATTGAGAGCATCTGCTACCTCTACACCATTTCTATAATACTTAGATACAACATTATATAGTTCATCCATCCAACCCTTAGACAGTTCTGCTTCACCAAAGAAAAGAGCAAGTGTTTGCTTGAATACATCTTTGGCTAAAGTTGGACCAGTTGAAATATTTCCTGTATTAAAATTTCCAGCACCAGTACCTGCGCCAGAACCTACTCCCGCACCTGCGCCTGTTCCTGCACCTGAACCAGTTCCCGTTCCAGCACCAGAACCTGTACCTGTGCCAGTTCCTGCACCTGAACCACCAGTCCCATCTCCGCCGCCAGTCCACCCAATGATGTTTCCATATGGGTCTTTTATTGGTTGTGGTTGCGAACGTAAAGCATTAGCACCAACAGCGCTAGAAAAATCTCCTTGAGTTTCTCCACCAACAGCACGAGAACCATAGGTATTTTGGTTTATCTGATTGTTTACAGCACGATATAATTTCCATTGTCCAGTTCTAGCGCTGCCAACCCAACTATAATAATAAATAAAATTTTGGTCAGCGTCAGGCGCTTCTGGACGATTTGTTGGGTCTTTCATTGGGTCAGCAGAAGCACGTGCTTCTGTTTCTGCAATAACTCGTCCTTCGCGTTCAGCCTTAAGTTGTGCTAGACGCTCTTCACGGGTTAACTCTTTATCTGCACCTTTTGGCTCAGCATTAGGAGTAACGTTGACTGTTCCTAGGTCGGCTCCGCCACCATCAATCTCATTACCAGTAAATCTAGGCATTTATACTCCGAATCCCATAGCACCTGCTAAACCAATAGCAAGGTCTCGTGCACCATTGATTGCCCAACTTGACTTTTCTGCATTTGGATGGAACTTAAGGTAAGTCTCAAAATCAGCAAGACTTCCCATAGGTACTTTGCCTGCTGTTCCATCTGGACGCAAAAACTTATCTAGGTCTGGATTTGATAGGTCAATAGTTGTTGGGTCTACTTCCCAATATTTGACCATTCTTCCAATATATGGCTCAGCCAAGTCCATTACTGTAAGGTTTGGATTAGCCTTAAGGCGGTCAGCAAAGAGCGGATAAAGTTCTGCAGCCTTTGCATTGAATTGCTTCTTGAGGTCGTCTAGAGTTACGTCGCCCTTTGATAGTTGCAGAGCGTAGTTTGCGATTTCTTTCTGACCCAAGTAATCGAGACCATTCATCTTGAGAACTGAACGAAGAGCATCAACTTTATTTAGAACACTGGTCGGAATGGTCTTTGGGTCTCCAATGTTGACCATTGACCATAGGTAGTTCTGAGCAAAAGCGTTAGCGTCAAATCCGCCAGGAGTGGTAATAATCTCTTTAGTTCCGTCTGGACGGATAACTTCTTTGGTTTCTTTACCAGCAGCCTTGGCTGCTTCGGTTAACTTATTGAAGAAGTCATTGAGTTGTTGTTCGCCGAACTGAGCAAATGAACCCTCAGCAAAACCTAGTTGCTTGGCTGCATTGCGGAATATAGCGTCAGATGTAATCTTGTCATAGTTTGTGTAGTTGATAGTGACGCCAGATTGGGCTGGGGCATTATCTATTTGAATCTGAAGAACATCCCAAGGGGTCTGCTTTTTACCCTCTTTGTATGATGCTACGGCTGCATCAATAAGGCTATTGAATAGAGTCTTGCGAGCAGCATCGGTAGGTTGACGATTTTGAGAGATAAGGTATTGAGCAAGTGCTGCCTGTGCTGACTCTGATAGTTTAGCAAAGGTCTTCTTGACTATAGCAGCATCTTTCTTAACCAAGTTGCCTTTGGCGTCTGGCATCCAGATGTAGTTAATAGTTTTTCCGCTGCCCTTGGCTGGAAAATTTAGACCACCTGTATTGGGAGCAGTTAATACCGTTTTTCTGTATCTACTCATTTCCTACCTCCGTAAGTTGGTCATTCAAAAAATATCTGTCTAAAATATCTGCAAGTTTTGGGTCAACCACATCTAAGACTGACTCAACATAATCTTTCCAAGCATTTTGAACCTTGGCTTTGTAGCCACTTGGAGCATCTTTGTATAGTTTAACGAAGTCATCACGATATTTCATCATTGCTTCTGCGTGAGTCCAAAATTGGCTATTACCGTGTTTCTCCATAAACTTCTCATCTTTGACAATTTGAGTTAAGCCCCAAGCGTATGTATATGCTGTGTTCTTACGAGCGTTCTCTTTGTATACATAACCCCAGTCAGGACTAAACGCCGATAAATCTTCCACATATTTGCGTAGAGCCTCTTGCAAGACATCAACAGATGCATAACTTGCATAGCCCTTTGCCTTAGCCATATCATTGAGTTGCTTCTTATAGGCTGAATAAGCCTTCCATACGCGACTAACTTCAATGTCTTTTTCTACATCTGCTATTGACTTAAGTGGTAAGTTTAGCGTTGTACCGTCAGGAAGAGTCGTTCCTGGTTGATTTAGAATTCTACTGATATTAGGGTCTGACTCTGAGCCAACAAGGTCGGCAGTAATAAGACCAATAAGGTTCTTGTTTTTCTTTCCAAGTTTCTTAGCAAGACCAGAGAACTCTTCCCAGACTCGGTTGTATCCCTCAGTGGTTGGAACAATGTATGCTGATTTCTGTCTGCGTCGTGCACCAAATGATAGACGTTCCATTGGGAATGGCTGTGTTGCTCCAAGTACCGCTGCTCGCTCATTGAGTTCACGTTCGGCAGCAGCCTTAGCATCTCTTTCACTCATACCCTGAGCAATGTATTTGTCTGTTGCTGCGGTGAAGTATGTACGGAAGATGCTATCTGGACGCATATCAACAACGGCAGGGGTTCCAAGTGGTGAAGCAAACTGCCAAAGAGCCTTCTCTAGGAATTTCTTTCTAGCATTCTTTGCAACAAGTTCTTCGGTTGGTTGCTTTCCAATACCCATTTCATAAAGAGCCATCTGGTAATTCCACTCAGATGTAAATGAGTCAACCCATTCTTTTTTGGATTCATCGCCCTTAACCCATACTAAAAAGTTTCTTAAGTATGCTGGGGTAAACGCTTGAGTTGCGGCGCGTCCTAAATCTGATTCAATTCCATATGGGAATAGTTCTTCATATGAATAACCAGGAAGTTTTCCAAAAGTGCTATCAATAGCATTCTTGATTACTTTGTCATTACCTGGTGCAAGTTTAAGAATCTGACCCAAAGCAATTGGAACTGCATACGAAGGACCAGCAAAGTTTGCAAGGAAGTTGATGGCTCGAGTACCGACCATAATTCCTTGTCCATCTTTAAGACCAAGTTCCTTGGTTCCTGGGACAATTAAGTACTCAGCATCTAGTGGATTATCTACTGGGTTACCGTACTTATCAACTCCGAATGAGTTGTAGATTCCATAATATGAGTTCAAGAATCCAGCCATACGCTGTGGCGCTTTGGCTGCAAATCGGCTATAACGATAGATACCGCTAGCAGATGCGGCAGGGAACGAGAGAACAGTTCTTGCCATATATAGACCGCGGTTCTGGCGACGA